GACGGAGTTGCGGTAGTACCTGTGTTACTCAGACCAAAACCCGCAACGTGGCCGTTGTTGTCAATCTTTACCGAGTACTGCCCCTCTATGTTCTCAATTTTACTATTTATGCCTGGTATCTGACTAATGGGTGTACTTAGTGCGCTAGCAAGTTGCGAGGATGTAATAGCCGTTGATAAAACAGCAAGTTGGTGCGCCACGTCCGTAGCAGTTGCCGCAACAGTTCCAGCACCAGCATTAAATGGCCCTTTTATACCATTAAGATTGACGTGTCTAATCCAGTAGTATCGCGTGACGCCCGAACCGACAGGATCTATAAAGCTTATCCCTGTCGATACGCCGGCTAGGGTCGCGTCACCAAGCGCGTCTGACGTGTGGGACCAAATCTCAGTTTGGTTATGGCCCCTATAAAAAGCGGCTGTCCAAAATATATTTACTTGGGAGTACGCGCCGCTTGCTGTAAAACCTACTGGAGCATAAGGCGAGGTCGGCACGATCAGAGGTTCGACGCCAAGATTGCTCGTAGTAATTTGGTTCGGATCAAAGCCTGCTGTAGCTTTTAGTCTTGATGCTAACCCCGAATCAACAAGCTCCCTCAGTGTAATAGCACGGTCTTGTGGGTCGCCTTTTCGGCCTAGCCGTATCTCAACTGCTTCGATGAGGCTTTCAAGAACCATACGTGTTTGCGGATCAAGAGATGCCGGTAGCTTTCCAATGCCTGGCACTTTAGTTGGACGTACTGTCACGATTGACGTACCTCATCCATTGATTGAGCTAAGCAGAAATCGTTGATGTCAGTACCTTGCACTTGGACTTCCCACTCTTGCGCTACAGCAGCAGGCATCCGCATGATTGGTTCACGTAGTGTGCCATTGCTGATGTTGGAGGGGACGGTAGTCGCCTGCGTGTAATTCGCACCCGCTTTTGAAAGCGTGTAGTGTGCTACCAATGCTCCGTCACCATAAACTTTTACAGTTACTGGATACACGTTCGCGTGTACAGATACCCATCCCATCGACAAGGGAGCGGGAGTCACGAACTTCTTACTCTTAAAAGTTAACGTGCGGGGCGTATTGGAGCCTCGATACTTCTTGATTTTGTTGCCAACAATAATGTACAGCTCACCGTCTTTCGGGTTCATATGTCCGCCGCGTACTTCGCCTGCAATTGATAGCGTTGACAAACTGTTCTCGCTACCGCGCGGGTCATAAACAAAACCCCCGTGCGTACCGCCGCTTGTCCAGAATGCGACGTAAGTACCTTCGTGCCTAAATGCCCGAATGGTTTCTGGGTGAAAGTCGGCGTTCCACTGTTTGACTGAGATCAAACCTTTAGTAACAACCTGTCCTGACGCGGATTGGATTGCACAGAGGCCCTCTGGCCCTGCGTATAGAACCACGTCTCCCATGTCCACAACGCTGTGCTTGTTCACACACGCTTGACTAAAATCTATTCGGACAGCGGTCATGGCGGACGGCTCAGTACCCGTAATGAAATACGGCTGTCCGTCAGTTAAAGCTGCTACACCATTTGCCGTGCTAGCAATAGCAACGATGTCTTCTTCAGTAGTAATCCTATATTGAATCGGCCAAGCGTGCGGGAGGAACGGTTCAGATAAACAAAACCGCTTGCCAGTAAACCCTGCCATCGTGCCTTGCGCCAGAGCGATTAAGCCTTTTAACGGGCCATCAGGATATAACGATGAGTCGTCATTAGGTGGCCCGATCCAACCTCCACTTGGCAGTATTTCACCGAGGTTCGCGGCGTCAGTGCTGTCCGTGTAAGTGACCGTTGTATAAGCAACTTGCGCAACAAACTGGAACTGCGTATTTGTTGAGCCTGTGTTAGACCGATAGATTCGCTTGAGAGAACCAGTGCCAAAGTTGTAGTTGCCAGACGGTTGGGAATTCGCTGCCATGCCAATAGTAACGGTTTGCGAATCGTCCATCTGGACCACGTTGCTTGGAGAACTAGGCGGGCCTTCTTCGCCAGCAGCAGTAACATAAGTATACACATAACTGACATCAGACGGAGTAGCAGTGGCGTCGGCTGAACCATTGACCGTTACGCCTGGACCATTACCGTATGGAGCGGGAACCCCGAGCCGAAAAGAGTTTACCGGATACCCTGAACTTCCAGACACTAGAGTTGATACTGTTCCGACGCGGGGATAGTCATCGCCTGTAAAATACAAGCGGTCAGTCGCATCGCCAGGAATTGGCCCAGGCACAACGGAGACAGAATCTTCACTCCACTCAAGCCAGCTTGTATCACGGTAGTAATAAATAGACCGGCGCGCGGTATTTTGAAGCGTAAGCGTATCCGAATCATTAGTAGTAGAAACTAGCCGCCCAGACTCAAAGTCAATATTCTCCGAGATCTGGCCGAACTGATCTGCTAGCAGACGTGGAGAGACTCCAGGCGCTATGCCGCTAAATCTTTCACGCTTGAAGTACGCCATTTTTTAATTCCTAATGCGGTTTTTTTGAGTTGAGGATTCGTGTCTATTCCTTGCCTTATTTACTAAGCAGATAAAGCGTCAATTTCGGCTTGCAATCGAGCAATCTCAGCGACCTTTGGGTCTTCCCAACCCGCTACTTCAGCCCAGGTAGTACCATCGAAGGTGTAACGACCACCCTGCCAATCGGCGGGAGGTGTTGCGTCTGTATGGATGGTAGCGTTGCTTGAGTTCATGTCACCAATGATAAATTGCTGACAAGTGATGTTGGAAGCAGTTGAGACAACTGAATCTGAATCTTCAAAGGTATAGACTGATACGTTGTTAGAGTTAAGTGTAATAGTTTTCATGGTTAAACACCTTTCAAAATTAATTTAGTGGCTGACACAGCCTTACCTGCGATTACCGATGGAGTGTCTGCGGTTGTGGACAGTGTCCCATCGACTTGAATGTAGTAGGTTGCGCCTATGGTTAGCGATGTTTGATTGCTGGATATGCCCCCTAATACATCAACAGTCGCTGTCTGACCATTCGTGTATGCCCCTGAAGACATACCTACAAAGTTTGTTGTTGATAGATTTGTATCTATTACATTATCTAAGACACAAGAAGTACCGTAGGCAGAGTTAACAGCATCCTGATAAGTCACGATAGTTTTAGTGGCGGTCAGCATAGTTACTGAGGTGTATGGTACATTTGCGGCCTCAAACACAACTGGAGTTCCTGCCGTGATAGAAGTGCCCGACACGTCTAGGATGCAAGAAGTACCATAGTTAGAGTTAGGCTGATCTCGATAAGTCACTAGGGCTTTTGTAGAAGTCAGCGTAGTAACTGACATGGCGTCTGATGATGCAGACTCAAATACAGTTGTACTTCCAGCAGATATAGAACTACCCGAAACAGTTATAACATTAGAACTACCATAGCCAGAGTTAGCATTATCCTGATAAGTCACTAAAGCTTTAGTAGTAGTCAACGTGGTGATTGAAAGTCTCCCAATTCCGGCTGTTGACGTAACATTAGCGGGAGTTCCTGCTGTAATAGAGGTGCCAGACACGTCTAAGACACAAGCAGTAAATACTTGAGAGTTACCAGCATCATAATAAGCCACTATGGCTTTAGTGGCGCTCAACGCAGTGACTTCGGGGTAGTATACGGATGCGTTCTCAAACAAAACTGCGGCCGATACTGAGATATTGGTGCCTGATCCGGCCTGAACAGTTAAGATACGAGAAGTACCCTTCCCAGCGTTCTCTGCATTCCTATAAACCACTAAAACTTTAGTGGAGTTCAGCATGGTGGATGAGACGTATTCGCTAAATGCTGAATTAAACACAACTGGAGTTCCGACTGTTATGGAAGTACCAGAAACATTTATAACATTAGCAGTACCATAGCCAGAGTTACTGCGATCTTGATAAGAGACTAAAGCCTTAGTGTCGGTTAACATAGTTACTGAGGGGTAGTACATGGTTGCAGACTCAAACACAACGGGAGTTCCCGCTGTAATAGAACTACCGGACACAGTTAAAACACAAGCAGTACCATAGCTAGAGTTACCTTCATCCCTATAAACAACTAAGGCTTTAGTCGTGGTCAACGTAGTGACTGAGATGAAACTAGAAGATGCTGACTCAAACACAGCGGGAGTTCCTGCTGCAATGACATTGCCCGCGCCTGCCGTTGCCACTACTTCAATAGTTCCATCAGCCTTCAAGACAACTGGCTTACCATTTGGCAGTGTGCCACTAGCGACGAAGTCTATGTTGCCGCCACCGACACCTGCGGCTAACTTAGCTGTGGTCACTGCACCATCTACGATCTTTGCCGTAGTGATTGAATCATCGGAGACACTGCCCGTTTTGATTTTTGTAAGAGCCATTTTTAATTCCTTCGAGCGCGGTTATAGTTCTGGTCTTGTTTCTGGAAAATCTGAAGTGGACGGCCAGTTACGCAAGGCAGTCCTATAAGTCAGGATGTTGTCCCGATTAGGCCAGTCTTGAGTTTGCGAGGCTGTGTCAGTGGTCGCTAGTTCTTGATTTCGCCAAAGTCTTGCAGTCTCTTCTGCTGTAGGCTCTGCAGGCGTAGGTGCAACCCACTCTTCGTAGTAGTCAAAGTTAGCTTCAACAAATGCTAGGTCGGCTTTAATAGTATTGATGACGTTATTATCAGCATCTTTAATATTATATTTCATATTCTTCTCCTTTTACGGTATGTACTGAACGATGACAAGACCTGCACCACCGCTGCCGCTAACAGCGTATGGCCCGTATGCTGTATTGGTGCAGGCACCACCGCCTCCACCGATTGAAGCACTCCCTGCGTAGAGAGTTGTATTGTAAGAACCGCTTGCGGTATGTGTCGTACCTCCTCCGGCCAACGGACCTGCTTGTTGAGCGTTCGGCCAAGTAAGATTATTAAGCGCATAATTACCTGTGCCTCCTCGCCCACCTGCAATTTGCCCTAGTGTCGATGACCAAAGATCGCCTAGTATGTCGCAAGACCCACCAAGATTACTTATTTCCGAAACCAACGCAATACCTGCATTTCCGGTGCTTGTTAAACCGACAGCACCACCGCCTTTCCATTGGCCTCCTGCGCCACCAGTGTTATTTACATTCCCGTTGGCGGCTGTTCCTCCCGAAGTTGCACTCGTGCTACCATTAACACCTCCTGCGCCACCGTTGGCTGTTAAAGTA